CCAGGGTGACCCGCTCGCTGCGCGACGTGGCAGGCGACTTTGATCTTCGGTTGACCAGGAAGTGGCAATCCGTCAATTCCAAGGCGGACACGCTGAGCATTAAGCCTGGCCAGTCTTGTACCCTGCATTGCGGCAATGACCTATTGCTGACCGGCTATATCGACGACTTCATCCCCAGCTATGACGCCAACACCGTGGAGTGGATCATCCAGGGGCGCAGCAAGACCGGGGATCTGGTGGACTGTTCCGCCATCTACAAATCAGGCCAATGGCAGAGCACCACCTTGGAGCGTATCGCCCGGGATGTATGTTCGCCATTCGGTATCGAGGTGGTGGTGGAGTGCGATGTGGGTGCCGCGTTCGTCCGGGTGGCCATCGAGCAGGGTGAGACCTGCTTCGAGCTGCTTGACCGTTTGGCAAAGCAGCGGGCCGTCCTGTTGACCACAAACGAGGCCGGCGCCCTGGTGCTGACCCAGGCCAGCAGCACGGCCATCAATGCCGCCTTGGTGTTGGGCGAGAACATCCTTGCCGCTCGTGGGCAGTTCAGCCAGCGTGATCGCGCCAGCCAGTGGATCGTCAAGGGCAGCAGCTATGGCGGAGGCAGTACTTGGGATGACACGGCGCCAGCGGCCATCGGCGGCCAGAAGGCTACCGTTACCGATCCGGAGATCACCCGCTATCGCCCCCGCATTATCATCGCCGAAGACATCACCACGGCAGAAGGAGCCAGCCGGCGAGGCCAGTGGCAGAAGCAGCGCAGCCTGGGTGAAGGTACCCAGACTGAAATCACCGTGGCCGGATGGCGCATTGATGGGCTGCGCGGCGACGCTGGTCCGCTGTGGCGCATCAATCGCCTGGTGCCTATCAAGGATGAGCTGCAGGGGCTGGATGTGACCTGGCTGATTGTCTCCGTCACGTTCGTGGAAGACGACAAGCAAGGGCGGGAGTCCATCATCAACCTGATGCCGCGGGAGGCCATGCTGATCCCTGCCGAGGTGGTCAAGAAGCAGACCAAGCAGGAGACCACATGGTAAGCATTCGAGACGTTCAGAAGCTGTTGTCACCCATCCATCGCCGGCTGCGCCTGCTGGCTGATCGGGCCATTGTCACCCTGGTAAATGACGCCTTGCTGCGGCAGAACCTACAGCTGCAGCTGCTGGCCGATGAAAGCGCTGATGATGTTGAGCGCTTCCAGAACTATGGTCATAGCAGTGTGCCGCCGGCGGGGGCTGAGGCCGTGGTGTTGTCGCTTGGTGGCGCTCGTGGCGGCCTGGTGGCCATCGCGGTGGAGGACAAAGGCGCGCGCCCGAAAGATCTTGAGCCAGGTGACTCTTGTCTCTACCATCTTGAAGGCCACAACCTCCGCTTGACCAAAGACGGTACCGCCATCCTGACAGTGAAAAAGCTGATTGTGCAGGCGGAGTCTGAAACTCACATCATTTCCCCATCAAACACTATCGACGGCCCCTTGCATGTGACCGGTTCCATTACATCAGACACTGATGTCAGTGCGGCTGGTATCTCACTCAAGGAGCATGATCATGAAGCGGGGGTAGGCGTCCCCGTGTGATGGGGATGTCATGACCACAGCGATCATCTGGAACAACAGCACCGGCCGAGGGGATATCTCTATTTCCTCGGCCGGTTTGTCTCAGGATGATGGACTTGCCACCATGGTGCTGCAGATCTTGTTCACCGATGCCAGGGCCGCCGCCGATGACATCTTGCCGGATGGCAGCACTGACCGCCGGGGCTGGCCTGGCGACACCTTTGCCGATGAAGACTGGGGCAGCAAGCTCTGGCTGCTGGAGCGCTCCAAGCTGACGACAGACGTCAAAAACAAGGCTGTAACCTACGCACAAACCGCGCTTGAACGCCATTTAAAGCCAGATTACGCCAAGAAGATTGCGGTGACTGGCGCCATTCCTCAGTTCCAGCTGCTGCAGCTGATTATCGACATCACCCGCCCTGATGGCACTGATGTGACCATGACCATTCAACAACGATGGGAGGCCATGGCCAATGCCGTTTAAGGTCCCAACTCTCCGCCAGCTGATTGCCGCTGGCCAGCTGGATATAGAAGCCTCTCTCGATACCATTCTGCCAAAGTTTGGCATTGAGCTGGCCCTGAATACGGCAGTCTCAGCAGCCATCCGTGATACCTATGACCACCAGATGTGGATCGTTCGTCAGATCATCCCTACTAGCGAATCAGATGACCAAACCATCATCGAGTTGGCTTTGTCAGAAGGCGTGGTCCGCAAGCTGGCCTCCTATGCCACAGGGTCGGTGACGCTGACTGGTAGCGTCTCTATCCCGGTCGATACCATGCTTAGCCACAAGGATGGCCGTCAGTATGCGGTGACGGCTAGTGGCGTTCCCAGTGGCGGCAGTGTAGTGGTGACTGTCCAGGCCGAGGAGGCCGGCGTGGATGGCAATTTGGACGCTGGTGAGACACTGTCGCTGGTCACACCTATTTCCGGGGTGCAAAGCGCCGGCACCAGTGGGGACATCACTGGCGGTGCTGACATCGAGCCCATTGCCGAGCTGTTGGAGCGCCTGTTGTTCCGTAAGCGAAACCCTCCCATGGGTGGCGCTGTGGCTGACTATGTTGCCTGGATGCGAGAAGTATCCGGTGTGACCCGTGCATGGGCCTATGACTCATGGCAAGGCCCCGCCACTGTCGGCATTGGCTGGGTGTTTGATGATCGGGAAGACATCGTCCCAACGCCTGCCGACAAGGTGGCCATGCAGGATTATCTCTTCCTCCATTCAGACCCTGCCACTGGCGTTCCTACTGGTCGGCCAGGCGGTATTGAGCCCGTCTTCATGGGACCCACGCTCAAGACAACCGACCTGGCTATAACCCCCATCCCAGACACTGTGGATGTGCGCGCGGCCATTGAGGCTAACCTGGATGGTTATGAGCGCACCCTGCAGCTTGGTGACACTCTGCTGCTGTCCAAAGTGAGGACGGCCATTGGCAGTGCTGCAGGCCTGACGAACTACACGCTGGACCTGACGGATGATGTCACTGCAGATGTTGATGAGCTGAACGTGATTGGGGCGGTCACATGGCCCACCTAGTCGACCAGTGGAGCGAATCGCTTCTTCAGCAGATGCCTCGCGGCCGCGCCTGGCCGCGCGATCCTGATGCTTATCTTCCGAAGTATGTCAGCGGCTTTGCTCAGCGCCTGGTTGACTTGGAACTGAGCGCTGACGAGCTTCTTCAAGAGATGCGGCCTGAAACGACCGTGCAGCTACTGGAGGAGTGGGAGACCTATCTTGGCCTGCCTGAGTGCGACTCCACCACTCAGTCATTTGCCAGACGTCGGGCTGCAGTCGTTGAGAAATACCACCGCAAAGGTGGTCTGCAGACGTGGCAGATAGAACTTATTGCCTCGGCCCTTGGCTTTACCGTCAAGGTCTATGAGCAATGGCCGCATAACGTCCTGCGTGATGTCAATTATCCACTCTATGCAGCCTCAACCCGCTTTATCTTGCGGGTGGATGTCTATGGCATTCCGGAGGAGCGCTTTACCGTTCTCGACAACGTATTAACCCCGCTGCGGGGTGATGCCCCGCTTGTCCTGGAATGCGTGCTGAACCGCCTGAAGCTGGCCGGTTTCTATTACGACTTTAACTATATCGAGGTGTAACCATGTTTTGGCCTGATACTCAAACCGGTGTCGATATTCAGCCAGCCCGTTCTGCAGTCCAGAGCGCTGTTCGCAAGTACTTCACTGAAGGCGGTGTCGGTGTGCCACCCACTGTTCCTGGTGGTGATTGGTTCAACCAGATCACTAATGAGGTGCTGGCCGTTCTGGCTGATGCTGGCATCAGCCCCAGCAAAGTAGATGACACCCAGTTGCTGGCTGCCATTAAACAGGTATCCAATTCCACCAGTGCCTATGAGGCATTGCGTCGTTCCTATGCAGATGCCGGCTATACGCTGATCGGTTCCTTCGATGTTGGCTGCACAGTTACCGAAGCGAAGCAAGTGATCCTGCTGAAGTCCACTGGTATTTGCTATGAGTGGACTGGGGAAATCCCTGCTGAAGGGTACGTTGTTGATGCCGGTACTAACCCGATTTCGGTAAGTGGTTTTAATTCGCGTAGTGCCGATCTGCTGCGGCTGCAGTTGGCTGCCTCAAATGGCGCATCTATGTCGTTGTCACAGCTGGCTACCACTTACGGCGTTAGCTATTCCAATGGCTCAATCTGGGCTGATGGTGCCAGCATGGACGTAGGCAAATGGGCCTATTATGGCGACCAGATTTGGACGCCTAATGCTGACTCCACAGTGTGTGGCCCAGTTCCAGATTATGCAGATTTCCACACGTTGGCGATCGGTGAATACTCGATATCTAATTTTGGTGCCGTGGCATCTGGCGCTGGGGACTATGGGGCCAACATGGCAAATGCTTTGTCTGTAGCGTATTCGGAAGGGCTTGGTAATATTTTGGTTCCACCCGGTACCTGGCGTGCAGCTACTGAGATAACGGTTATAGGTAATTCTGGGTTGATAGGCTCTATTAAGACCAGCTCTATCATTCTGCTGGAGGGTGACACCGACTACGGTATTAACGTGGCAGGTGATGGTCTAGGCGGGTCAGTTACAGATGGTATTACCATAGGCAATCTTAATATATGGGGTGGTAAGGATGTAGCGCTTATTCGTATCC